AAGCAGTATTAGACACTCGGATAATACACCTTCGGACTTATATACGAGCTGCTAGAAGAGCCGTCTTCTTGTAGCGCTCTTTGAAGTTCATCTTCATACAATAATTTTAATTCTTGCGTTCTTTGTGGTGCAAATTTTTGAGACAAATAATAAGATAATCCAGAAACCATACAAGGTACGAATCTATAAGGTACATCCGTTGCATTTGTATAAACTCCAACATCTTGAATTCTTTTTACATAATAGTAATTAATAAAATTTCCTGCTTCAGTTGAGCCAGGAGTTAAATATAAAGTTATAGTAACTTTATCTATGAATCTTTGAACAAAGTATTGTACTGGAACTCCAGTATCTGTTTTATTAGATAATGATTGATATTCAGATCTATTAATTTTAGTTAAAGGAAAATCTACTGAAGAAGAATTTCTGTAAGAAGCTTCTAAAACATCATCTACACCATAAACAGCTGTAGCATCAGAAGTACCATCACTAGTTGATCTATACATTGTATAAACTGATTGACCATTAACTAATGTGATTGAATTGTTTGCAACTTCCCAATAATGCAAACCTCTATTTGCCCATTCTTGAAACATTATGTTTAAAGAACGTCTAGCAGATTTTAAATTAAAACCTGCATTAGGTTGCATTCCAATTCTTTCGTAAGCTTCTTCTATGATTTCATCAATAGAAAAAGTTTTATCAAAAGTTGTTGTTCCAGAAGTAGTATTAGCCATTTAGCCTCCTACTTATCGTATACGACAGTTACTTTTCCAACTAAGTCTGTTACGAAAATTCCGCTTTCAAATAATACTCCATCTTCTGGAATATTAAATGCAAAAACGTCACCTGCTGGTGCATCTACTTGAAAATAAGTAGAACCTGCTGTTCCGTTTAATAGCGTTGCAGCTGCTGCAGTTGTAGCATTAGGTGCTCCAAGAATAATTCCTCTTAATCTTGTTCTTCCTGCAAACACTAAACCTGCTGTAGTTTTCTGCGTTGCTTTAACATCTGATTTCATATTTTAATATCTCCTAATTTTTAGGAGCTCCCGAAGGAGCTCCACTAATTATTAACTGTCAGCAAATACTGTAGCTGTATTACCTGCAGTAGTTGTGCAGATGTTCATACCTTCTACTAAATATTTAGCTGTATCAATTGCTGTAACTTTTATGACTGAACCAACTTTACCACCTTTAGTAGTTCCATTGAAAGTCATAACATCGTTAGTTGCAGCTGGTACAAAAGCTACAACAGCATTATCTGTTGTATTAAGATTTGTAACTGAACCAAAGAATTTGTCAGTACCATCTGTTTTAATATCCAAATCAGTTGCAGCTGTTTCAATAAAGAAAGTATAAGTTGCACCTAAGTTATTTGGGTTATTAACATCATTTGGACCTGCAACAGCTGAATCAGCCGAAGCATTAATTGAAGGTAAAGTTATTTTTCCGTCAGCGTCGTTGACTTTAATAACTCTTCCTGCGTGATCAGCAACTGTTAAAGTTCCACTTGTGAAATCTTTAGTTGCTCCAACACCAGCACCAATAAATCCATTTAAAGATTGTACCGGTCCTGAAAATGTAGTTTTTGCCATATTATTATCCTCCTAGTTATTTCCACATAGTCTCTAGGCCGTCGACTATACGCGTCTATGTAGAATATTTATGTATAGTGATTAATTTATATATGAAAAAATAGAAGAGTGCAAGGAATCCCTATAGCGTTTGACTGCTTTTGTAACAAAAAGAGTTTATTCCTAATTAGCCAGCAAATAGATGGATTTCACCATCTAATGGATTTCTCTTAGGACTCTCTTGATTCTTTAAGATAGATCTAATTACTGTTTTGATCTGATCTCCAAGAACTGACATTTCCGGTGTTACTAGTCCACCATTTTGAAGAAACAACTCATTCCATTTAGATTCGAGTCTGATCTTCTGAGCGAACAACACCATATTGTCTTGAGCCATCGTTAACCTCCTCATAGGTTATATAACATTTACGTTTATCGTAAAAGATATCTGCTTCCCACACAATAGCATTTTTTCCTATTTTGTCAAGGACCACTTCTTCAATAGATTCAGTTGTATCTAAAGCTTCAGCAATGAAGTCTGTAGTGTAACCATAAGCTCGAATTTGTATTCTAAATTTCTTTCTCTGCATTCTATCACTCTACTAAAAAGAAAGGCCCCAATCAAGGGGCCTTTCAAAATAATAATACTTTAAATTAAGTATTACGCACCTGGTGATCCGAAGATACCTCTGAAGTCAGAGAAACCAAAAGAGTATCTCTCTCTTGCTTTGTATCTTACGTTACCAGTATCGAAGTCACCTTCCATAGCTGTTTTGATTGGTGATCTTACGAACATTTTCATACCGTTAGGTACGTCTGTTTTGATGAAGAACGCATCTGTGTCAGTTAAGAAATTGTTAACCACATAACCTTGTGGAATCATTCCCATACTGTTGATTGCGTTAATATCATTGTCCGCAGTTCCAACTCTTTGAGCTGATTTCATTAATCTCTCCGCAGTGAATTGTAGGTCACTAGGGATAATTAATTTCAATCCTCTCGCAGCTATCTTCAAGCCTCTTTCATCAGTGAAAGCCGCAATATCAATTAACGACTGTTCTAATGAAGTTTCATTTAAGTCGGCAGAAGTGCCTAACTCATTTGAAACTGTACCAGCGATTGTTGGGTGGTTAGTAGCGCAAAGCTCTTTACCATCTCCGCCAGCATAGGCTGAATCAAATGCATTGTTTAATACATTTGCAGCTTTTACTTGTTTCGTATTCGCCATAGATCTTGCTAATGCTTTTGTGTATCTCGAAGCTAATCTGTCATACAAGTTGTCTTCAATCGCTTCTTCAGTGATTGAGAAAGCAAGAGCAATTGTCTCGTGCGTGTATCTAGCAGTGAAAGTTTCTTGTGCACTGTCAAAAGTTACTCCAGAACCTTCTGGTTTAACTTGAGCATTGCCGAAACCTGATAACATTACTTCCTCTTCGAAAGCTCTGTCTGAAGTTTCAGTGTCGAAAATTTCAGCGTGCTGATTTTCATATCTTTTGTACTCCAAGCCGAATAAAGCATTCAAACCTGGTTCTAGTTCTTTAACTAGTTGTCCTCTACTAATAGCCATAGTTTATCTCCTTATATTCCGCTTGTTGTTTTTAAGTTATGTTCGTTAATGATTCCGATTACATTTACGTTTGCAGCATATGTTGTAGCATTTGCTTTTTCGTTGTTCTCGTCATCTTTAGTAACTCCGATAACTCTGATTTGTTTTGCACTAGTAGTCATACCAGTTGCCGTTACAACTTCGCATTTAGATACATAGTTTGGTGTTGCACCAGCTGTGTATACTAAGTCTGCGTTTAAGTTGATATCAGCAATTGCTAATGTTCCACTAGACTGTATTTCGAACCTTTCGTAAGGATCGTCACTTACAAATCCAACGATGTCTGTTGCAGCGTTAGATGCTTCTAAGTGATTGCTCCACGTAGGTTTCGAAGAAGATGAATCAGTATAGAATACACCGTTCAGTGAACCTAGTAAGTTACCATCATTTGCTGAATTTACACCAATGTATCCAGTAGCTAAAGCTTGAACTGGGTCATTTTGGTAAATCGCAGATGAATTGGCTGCAATACTATACTCACTTAAACCTTGGTTATCTCTATTCTGACCAACTTTGCCAATTGCTCTCAATCCGAAAGCACTGTCTTTGTTTGCCATAGTTTTTACTCCTTAGTTTATAGTTTAGTATCGCGGTATATTGGTATCGCTAAAAAATTATTTTTTAGTACCACCAAAAGTTACGCGACTCTGCCTCTCACTATTGATTGGCATACTTGGATGTTGTTCCTTCAAAAGATCGTTGTTTACTGCTTCATCTCTATCTGAAACTTGTTTTCTAAAATAAGCTTCACGAGATTTTGCGATCTCTTCTGGTATCCTTGCCAACACAAGGCCGCCAACTCCTATCACTCCTGCGTATTTGCCTTCAGCAACTTGTGGATAAGGATGCTCTGGGTATTGGTCCGCTCTTACGAGTTCCCATCCAGATCTGAGTTTACCTGACATATTCTTTGTATCGTCCATACCAAGTGTTTCAGTTCTTATCCATCTGTGTCTGAATCCATCAGGCGCAGGTGGTGCATCTAGTGATGACGGGGGAGTCCAGGTTGTAGGTCTCTTATCAGAAACTCTAGACTGACTCGCACGCGGGGTCTTAATGTTTTTATCTTCGTTCATATGCTTAAACCTCCTTCGTGATTATTTTTAATTGTTTTGCATAATCTTCCAATGACACTCCTAATTTTTTGGCGATAGCAACTTGAGAAGGGGTGAGTCTCACAGTTTTGCGACCTGATTTTGTACTTCGCGTCGCCGACGCTACTGTTTGTACTGGCCTAGTCGTATTTTCAGCCGTTGTACCAGTAGTTGTATCAAATTTCTGCGGAAAAGCAAGTCTCATTCTCTTGTCTATTTCAGCATAGTATTCGTCACTGTTAGGATCATAACCTTCTTCTTCCAATTTATTATGGATGTCAAAAGCCGTATAAGTCATTGGTGTATCAGTACCAAACCACTTATTTTTAGATCCCCAAGCTTCTGCTCTAGGATCTATTCTTTGTGGTTCTTGCGTTCTTTGCTCAAAGGTAGGAATTTCTTCCTTCTTTGGTTCCGCTTTAGGCATTGATTCTGCCGCTAACTTAGCTTCAGCAAGTCTAGCTTCTTCATAACCTAGTCTTGCTATTTCTTTTTGTGCTTCAACTTCTGAAGCAACATCATCATTAACTCTTGCTTGAGCTAACTTTGTTTGAGCTGCAAGTAAACCAGATTTGATTCTCTCTTCTCTGTCTTTTACTCCAGCTTGTTCAACTGAAGAATATTTCTTTAACAAAGATTCTCTTTGTTCCTTTTGCGCTTTTGCAAAAGCCAAAGCTTCGTCTCTTTGTCTTTGTGCTTCTCTCCACTTTCCAGTGAGTTTAGCAATTCTTCTTTGAACGTCTTTACTATAGTTTTCTAATTCTTTATCTTTCTGGTCGCCAGCTCCTTGCTCCTCGCTGCTTGTTGCTTGCGGCTTGGTGCTAGAGTCTTTTGTTTCCTCTACGGAAACATCTTCCTTGGTTTCAACTTGATTTTCAGATTGAGCATCGTCGTTTAATTCAACTTCTTGCTCTGGACCTGAAGTATCAATATCCACCATAGGTATTTCTCTTTTGTTTTCTTCTTGCATAGTCTCCTCCTATGTTAAATGTAATGCAACACAGATTCCGGATCTTTTACAGTTCCTAGAACCTCGTCGTCGTTAAGTAGACGGACTTCTCCGCCTTCTATTGGTAGTCTTGAACCAGCATATCTGGCAAAGATCACCCAATCTTTTTCTTTACACCAAGGACCAGTTTCAAATTTATCTTTGTCTTTATAACAAAGAGGTCCCATCTTTAATACGTAGCCACAATTTGTAACCATTCTAGCTTTGTCTAAAGATTCTTGTGAAAATATGATTCCACCTTTTGTTTTTTCTTTTGGTGTAAATGGTAAAACTAACATTCTCCAACCAGATGGCTCTGGTAGTTGGTCCAACATTGAACCAATGTTATTTTCATCTAATCTTTTTACTTCTTGTTTCGGTTGGGACTTATATTTATCTAAAAGCCCTGTATTATTCTTCGGTATTTCTTTGTCCGAAGTTAATGACGTTTGTTTCGTCTCGTTGCTCATTTTTTTTATCCTCCTTTGGATTTAGCAGGTTTGAGATTTCCTGATCTATTAATTGTAAGGCGTGTGCCTGTCCTAACAGATATTTATATTTTTCCATATCTGTTACTCCTCCAGCTACCATAGTATCACCTACAGACTGGTAAGAATTTCGTATGTGTTTTCTAAGTTTAGTTAAAAATTCTTCAAAGTTCATTAGCAGTTCCATTTTCTAAGACTTTTATTAATCCTAGAATCTGGGTCACGTGCGGTCTTTGCAGAAGTTAATCTTTTCTTCATACCTTTCATACGTGCGCAGAATGATTTTCTACGATTTGCAGCCTTAGAACCTTTCTTCAATTTTGAAGGTTTAGTTGTGACAGCCATAGAAAGTTTAGATCCAGGATTTGCAGCTCTATAAGATGCAATACCTTTTTTATTTAATCCGCCTGATGCAGATTTACCTTCTTTACGTTGCCACGCTGGAGTTCTACCACCTTTAGCCATTTCAACTCTATGACCTTTGGGATATGGTACTTTATTTTCTAATTGATCAAAAATTTTAGGTGAACCTTTTTGTAAATAAGCTCTTCCCATTCCTCTTGATTTAATCATTATAGCATACCTTTGTAATATTTCCTGTAAGATGGATTACTATATGTTTTTCCATCAACATTCAAGTCGATGAAACTTCCAATATAACCACCTTCAGATTTTTTAGTTCTTTTAATAATTGTTTTTACGTTAGTTGGTTTAGGGCCAGTATTTTGGGCTGCACGTTTTCGTCTGACAGCACTCGCCTTTTGCGAGCTTGTCATCCGTGTGGCTTTTGCAAGTGGCACGCATTTTGGATATTTTCTCTTTGAGCCTTTTGACCTCCCGCAAGGTTGATACTGCCCATTC